GGTGATCCGTGACGAGCCGCCCTATGGATGGTGGCAGAACACCAGCCAGAACTATCGTTTCTCTGGCGGGTGCGATGCTTCGACGTGGCGCGAGTTCCTGGTTGAGAAGGGTGTTGTACGCGTGCGGCTGGACAGCGCAGACGTGGAATGGCAGCGCGAAGCCGATGCAGCAGCCCCGACGCCGGAAGACGCGCTCACGGAGCGGCTGATCCGAGCGTGGATCATCTGGGCAGTAGCGGCCTTTCTGCTGTCGCTCTGGCAGCGCTATCGCTAAGTCCGCGTGCGTAGGCTGGGCAGGTGGCACTGTGACCGTACAGTACACCGCCGACTCCCGCTACCTGCCCAGCTCACGCACGCGGAATCTATCAAACGATGTAAGTGGAGGAACCAGTGAACGATCCCGTTGAAGTCAGCTCAAATGGTTGGCGAGCGCGAGCGCCGGTCGAGTTTACCTATGTCGGCAAAGCGCCCTGTGGCTGCATTCTGGCTGCCGTCGTCGATGACCGAGACCCGGATGGCAACAAGCTGCGTGGCGCTCATCTCAAGATGTGGTGTGAGATGGGGCTGATCGTGGAACGGATACCCTCAGAAGACATCCCCGCGCTGGGCTTTGGGCACTGCCACCACTGCCCCAATTGCCAGACCGAAATGAAGGCCGATCTGGTTGGCACGCTGGTGTGCCCATCGTGCGGACAAAAACGGGGGGGGTAGAGATGGACGGGCTTTCGTTGTGGCAGCCATGGGCCTCCCTGATCGCCATCGGCGCGAAGCACTACGAAACGCGCGACTGGAAAACCGCCTATCGCGGGCCGCTCCTGATCCACGCCTCCCGATCTAAAGAAGGGCTAACCCTGTGCCGTCGCGATCCCTACGATGCAGTGCTGCGCCGGGCCGGGATCGCTGAGAAGGATTTGCCGCTCGGAGCGGGGATTGCCATCGCCGATCTGGTGGAGGTGCAGCGCACGGAAGAAGTCCGCGAGCTGCTCTCGGACCAGGAGCTGGCGTTTGGTAATTATGCAGATCGGCGCTTCGCGTGGCGCTTAGAGAATGTCCGCGTCTTCCCGGTGCCGGTCCCTATGAAGGGAGATCGCGGGGTGTTTGAAGTTGATCCGCAGTGCGTGCCCGTCATCCGTGAACAAATGATGCAGTACCACAAGCTGTACGGCGCGGGGCTGCTGACGTGCCCATCGTGTGGGCGGGTGGCACCGGTTGGGAAGTTGATCATCCACGCAGCAACGTGCGCCGAGCCGGGCGAGCTGATGGAGACAGGAGGACGGTAAGCGATGTGCTGGATGTGTGAAGAGAACAATGACGAATTTGAACACTGTCAGGATTGCGGCTGCATGATTTGCGATGACATTGAGCCGCCCGGCGATGACGTGCTGAGGCCGGGATTTGTCACATCTTCCGGTGATTTGTATTGCTGGCGGTGTGGTCGGTCCAACCAGGCGGAGATTGACCGCCAAGAAGAGCAAGAAGCCGAAGAGTGGGGATGGATGGACGAAGATCCCTACTGATCGCGCCTCGCCGAGAGAGTCGGGCTAACGGCTTGCGCAGCAGCGCAGATCAGGACCGGGCAAGACTGCCGACTCTCTCGCCGGGGCACGGCCTGTAAGGGGGCTATGACCTGGGGCGCGCCTGGCCTCACCGGGGGAGTCGTTGTTAGGCCGCTGGCGTTCCACCCGACTCCCCCAGCCGGGCGCGCCGCCTCACCTTAACCCTTTAGCGACCCAGCGCCCCGGAAGGCGTGACGGCCTGCGATGGACCTTAACAACCTATTTGGAGTACGATAAAAGTATGAACCGGTTCATACTTCGTCCTGGTGAAAGTATGAATCGATTCATACTTTCACCCGCACAGCGCCTCACAGGGTATACCATCGCCATCGTTATCCAGGTTGCCCCAATACTGCGGACAGGCCGTGAGGTATGCATGAACAGCCCCGCATGAGCCGAAGCTTCCACAGGTGCGCGCGGGGCAGCCCTCATAAGGATTCTCGGTTGCCGTCGGCGCAGCGGTTGGTGGAACGGAAGTCGGCACGGTAGTTGGTGTTTTAGTAGGCGGCGCGGATGTAAAAGTTGATGCCGCTGTGGGGGCTGATGTAGAGGTTGCAGCAGAGGTGGCGGTGCTGGTTTGGCGGGTGGGCGATGCTGTCGCAGTAGGCGCGTCGGTCACAACTTCGGTCGGCGTAAAGGCTGGTCGGGGTGTGCGAGTAACAGGGCGATCTGTGGCGGCTGCCTCCTCGGTTCCAGGCGTTGCACCGGACTGGCTTTGGTTGGCCTGCTGGATCAGGCGATCAGCAGCAATGTCGGCGTATTCCTCAAACTCTGCCAGATCAAGCAGCCCCGGCCTTGCCGTCATGGTTACGCCACTGATCAGATTGTGGTAGCGGATCAGCAGCTCAACGGCGTCGTATTCATCTCCGTTGTCAAGGACGCGCTTCCCTGAGAAAGCAATGCTCTGATCAGCGTACTGAGTGAACGACATAGGGCGAAGGGAAATAGTCGCATCCGAAAGCGCTTCGTAGTCTTCTATGAGCGCCCGCGCTTCTTCGTGGCCTGGAAATTCAACGATCCAGTTTCGAAGAAATGCACCCCTTACCAGATCGGAGCGATTAAAAATCTGGTTATACCCTTTGATCTCTCCGTCAAATGTAAGCGCATCAACATACAACTGACCCCGGAGAGAAAGCATATACTCGGCAGTCATCGGGCCGCTATCGTCGGCGTTGAAGGTGAAACCGGGGTACAGATCGGAGATTTGCAGCAGCGCAGCCTCCATATCTGAATCAGAAAGCACAATAGGTTGCGGCGCGGGTGTATCTGTGGCGGTTGGAGTTGATGTCTCGGTGGGCGCGGTAGTTGCCGTTGCTGTACGCGTGATAGTGGGCAGGGGTGACAAAGTAGGCTGCGCGGCAAGAGTCTCAGCAATAGCCGTCTCGACGGAATTTGCGCTCGGAGTGGCAGGGGCGCAGCCAGCCAGCAGGATAGTCAGGGCGATCAGGATGCGACGCATAACAGCCTCCGGCAGACGATGAAGGGTCTAGCGAAATTGTCAGGGAAGCCGAATAAAAAGTAAAGGGTCAATCAACCCATGAGCAGGAAAGGGGGTGATTTTGGGTGGTAGCAGTAGCTTATGATCAGCTTGAATTTGACGTACCTTTCGCCACGCCTATCATAGAGGTTGTGGCGAAAGTCAGGCGCATCTCAGTCGCGCCGGTTCGCAGAATGGCAGAGGCACGCGGAATCAAGACGGCGCGTGCGTTTGAACAGGCAACCGGCCTCAGTCATCCAGCCGCCTTAAAATGGTGGGGGGATAGGCAAGAACGCCTCGATCTTGAAAGCATGGTCACTCTAGCAAACTTCTTTGGTTGTCTTCCGCAGGCACTAATCGAGCCAGAATTCGAAGAATAATAGTAACGCTAGCTTGACATTATAGCAGTTTGGCCTTATACTGAGGGTGTAGTTTAACAACCTGAGACGCGGAAAGGGAAGCCTTGCAGGGCCTCCCTCTCCACATAGTCACCGACATACCAGACTTGGAGGTCATATGTCAGCAACCACCCATCAGTATACCGATTCTCATTCCACAGCACAACCGTTCCACCCTCTCCCCATCCCTGTCGAGTTTATCCACCACATCACGCCCGACGGGACATTCTTCCGCTTCCGCCTGAGCAAGATCACCGCCAAAAGCTGGGTGCTGGAAAACCTGCGGACCGGCGCGCGGCTGCCCGTGAAGGGCGAGGCAGCGTGGAAAGTCATCCTCAAGGAACTGATCGAGTCTCTCAACCAGAAGCACCCCGCCCCTGTGCCCCTGCTGCCCGCTGTCGCTGCTAGCACTGCGGTTGCTGCCAGCGCTGCGGTTACTACCAGTACCGTGACGGCCCAGCCAGAGATGGCAGTCGCCGCCGTCGCAGCGCCGATCATGGAGCAGAAGATCGCCCTGCCGTCCGAGTCGCTCGCTGATGGCTACGCGCTGGGCACCTGCGAGGGTTGGCTGAACGCCCACCCGGATACGTACCCCTACGCTGACGTGCCGGTCACTACCCCGAAGGGTCACCACAAACACCTGTGCGCCCACTGCGCGCTGGCCTATCAGAAGGCAATGGCAACCGTGCGACTCAACGAGCGGGACACAAAAGCGCGCGGCCTGCGGTATGTGCCCTTCCAGGAGAATGCATAGTCATGAGCACCAACAACATGGACTCTTGGACGGTACGGCAGCTCCTGGAAGCTGCCAAGCGCGGCGATCAGGATGCACTCTTCGCCCTCGCGATGTTGACGCATGACGCGATCTCCGAGGTGACCCGGCTGCACCAGCGGATCGGGCAGCTTACCCGCGAGGTAGACGAGCTGGCCCTGGAGAATGAGGAACTGAAATTCGACCGGGATCAGCAGGCGATTCTGAGCGCGCTGGATGTGCGTCAGGGCCGCGTGCCGAATTAAGGAGGGGAGATGGATCAGACACAAAAAAAGCTCACGCGCGGCCCGGTCACTATGAAGATGCGGTTGCCGGGCGAGCGCGACTACCAGGATGTCGCGGTCAACGGCCTGATCTTGGGCCAATTCGGAGTTGCTCGCTACCCGGATAAGTCGGGCTGGTCGGTCACGCATCTGCCATCGGGAACATCTGTTCAGCAGCGCGGCCCCATTCCGACCATGGCGCGGGCTGTCGCGCTACTGCTTCTCGCCCATGCCGTCAGCGGGGATACCGATCTGCTGTCCGATCCCCCGCCGACCGAGGTGCGCGAGGCGCTTACCGCTGCTTATCGCGCCTGGGAGCGCGGGGAGTAAGGCGCATGAATCACATCGACTTAATCGCCCTGCTGGTGATCCAGCCCATCCCCGCCGATCTGTACGCCGATGTCTGTGCGCACTTTCACTGTGACGCACGGGGCTGCACATCGGAGCAGGTGGCGGCCTATCTCCGGCATGAGCTGACCAACTACGACGCGGTCCTGAGGCTGTTCTGGGTCAGCGCCGAGGATTACGCCCTGTTTAAGGCCGCTACCAATCGGCTAACTCAAACCGCATATGAAGCGTGGCGCGCCGAGCAACGTCAGCGCCGCGCATCCTAGATCACACGCCCCTCGCTGGTATACCGTCAGCGAGGGGCTATTACCACACTGACGCGAGGAACCCACCATGACCCAAGAATTAACCCACCACACGCCCGGCCCCTGGAAAGCCCCAGAGCATCCCTCTGGCGAGATGGGTTTTGTTTGGCAGATTACACCAGAGCGCCCCCATCACCGGCACGCGTGCGCCGTCGGTACGGTCTTCCGCTGGGGCGATCTACTTGCCGAGTCGGAGGCCAACGCGCGCCTGATCGCCGCATCCCCCGACCTGCTGGCAGCTTGCAAGGCCGCCGTCGAAGTGATCTCCGATCTGGACTCCGAAGAGACTGGGCACGTTTATTACCAGCTCCTGAAGGCCATCGAACGAGCCGAATCCAGCCATGAGTAACACCACCCTTAATTGGAATATGCGCAACGTGCTGGTCTATCTCAAGGACGAAGGCCGCCTTGCGGTATATCTCGCCTACGTCCTCCATGCCGATCATCGCGGGCGCGCATATCCCTCCATCGACACCTTAGCCAAAGAGACCGGCTACGGCAGAACCACCGTGATCGCTGCCAAGTCGTGGCTCTTAGAGCATAAGGCGCTTGCCGTCGTGCCCTTCGAGAAACGCATGGGGCAGCGCGAAACCACGCTCCACCACCGCCGCGAGGTCATCGAAGTAACGGGGCTGATCAAGCTCGATGACGGGCGCATCGTAGAGCTGCTCTATGAGAATCATCGCCATCCAGATGACGATGATAGTTCAGCAGATGAACCAAAGAATAGTTCAGCAACTGAACGTTCACCTGCTGAACCCGAAGTTACTTCTGTTGTTGTTGATCCTGAATCAATTCAAATTGAGGAATCAACAACAACACCCTTGGAGTACCTTCCACCTTCAGAGGGGGAGTGTGAGGGGGAGGCGGACCTGGAAGACGATGACCCCTGGGCAGAAGTTGAGCGCGCGCGCGAGCGAGACAAGCTCGACTTGCCCCGCACGGGCGATCCCCGCCTGGCACGGCTGGCCCGCACGAATGACCTGTGCGCTCATGTGTCGCCAGAGCAGCTCCGTGCATGGATTGGGCAATACGGCGCGGATCGGGTGGTCGAAGTCGCGCGCTGGTTTTGCTCGGAGATGATGCGCGGCAAGGCCGAATCGGGCGGATGGATGCGCCGCGCGCTGGAATATCGCTGGGCAAACCCACCCTATAGCTTTGTTGAGGATAACTGGCTCACTGAAGATGAGCGCCGCGCGCGGTATGCGCGGGATGCCGCTGAGTTTTAGTGTTAGGAGACCCGTATGATCATCCACATCGCGCCGCTGCTGATCCAGGCCAATCCCTGGCAGCCCCGGCTCAACCATGACCCCGCCGGGATTCGCGATCTCGCCCTGAGTATTCGAGGGGAATATGAGCGCCTCCCCCGTGAGCATCGCGGCTTGCAAAGCCCTCCGATGGCGCGCTTTGCCGATCTGTCTGGGGTGGGCTTACAGCATCCCCTCAGCATGGATGCTGTCTATGAGCTGGTCCACCAGACCGAAGCGGGTGAGGCGCAGATTCAGCTTGCTTTCGGGCATCGCCGTCTGGCTGGCTTCCGGCTGCTGGCAGATGGCGATGGGTCGCAGGACTGGCGGCCTGATGAGCGGTTTGACGAGATCCCCCTGGTGATCGCGATACTCACCGACCGCCAGATGGCAGAGACGGCAGCGAGCGAGAATATTCACCGCGTCGATCTGAGCTGGTTCGAAATTGCAAAAAGTATGAACCGGTTCATACATGACTTCGCAACCTCTCAGGCTGAAGCTGCGCAGATTTACGGCCTGGGCAGCCAGTCAAACGCAGCGCACTATCTGCGCGCCCATGACGCTGTTCAGGAGTTTAACAGCGTTGAACTTACTCACTTGGTACAGACGGGGCAGCTTGGCCTCAAGCACGCCCTACACCTCGTTCCCCTGCTGCGCGATCAGCCTATCGCGGCGCGCCAGTGGATCGTAGGGGGCAGCGGGCTGTACGCCAATGCCGAGCATACCGAGATTTTGTCGGCGAACGCCATTCGTGAGCAGGTGGATCGACTGCTGAGTCGGGCGCGCCCTGCGCCGCGCGTCGCCAGCCAGCCCATGCTTGAGCGCGAGTACAACCATGATCCGCATCGTGTGCGGGTGGATGGTGCGCGCCTGGTGGATGGTTCTGGCGTGCCGAAATATAAGGGCGTTCACAAGACTCATACCGAGGTGGACGGCTGGAAAGAGCAAGAGAAGGTCATCTTCGCTACTCACAGCGAGGCGAATGCGTGGTTCGAAGCGACCACCGCGCGCCTGATCGCTGAACAGCAAGCCGCGATCCCTCAACCCGCCGAGGCCGCGCCTGACGCGCTGCCCTGGTATGCGGCCTATGACAAGGCGGTCGAAGCGCACCCAGACCAGACAGTATTTATGCAGCTCGGAGACGGGGGGCATATCTGGCTGGCAGTTGGTATTACGGCCTACAAGCTCACGGACAAAATCCAGGGCATGACGGCTACACTCACCTATGCCACCCCCGCCGATCCTGTGGCAACGACCTTTGCGATAAAACTCTGGATGGGCGATCCAGATCAGGTAGATCGCCTTACTGCCGTCATTGGACCGATCCACACCTATCTGGAGCCAGATCGCAGCCTGTGGGCACTGATCGGTGATCTGCCGTCTGCGCCACTGCCCAGCGAAGCCCCTGTTTCTGAGCCAACTGCCACCACGCCGCCCGAAGACGCATCGCAGCCCGGCGCACCTGTTGAGGCTGCTGCGCCCGCCGATCTCCCGACTGAGGACGGCGAAGACGATCCGGAGTGGTGGCAGTCCAGCGCCAGCGAGGAATGGTACACACCGGGGCATATCATCAGCCGGGCGCGCCGGGTGCTGGGTGAGATTGCACTCGATCCCGCTTCGAATTGGATCGCGAATAAGACGGTGCGCGCGGGGCGCTACTTCGACAAAGAGCAGGACGGCCTGGCGCAAGAGTGGATCGCGGACACCGTATGGCTCAACCCACCCTATGGACGCGGTATCGGCGCGTGGGTGGATAAGCTGGTGGATGCAGTGGAGGCTGGGCAGGTCAAGCGCGCCCTGCTGCTGCTGCCCGCGCGCACGGATACGAAATGGTTTCGCCGGTTGAGGGGCTACCCGCGCTGTTTTGTGGGCGGGCGGCTGCGCTTCCGAGGATCAAAGGGCGAGCACAGCAATGCCGCCACGTTTCCCAGCATGATCGTGGCGTTGGGCGATGTTGATGCGCGCCTCTTCGAAGAAACGTTTGGCGATGTCGGCGACATCTACCTGCTGAACGAGCTGTGCGCGGCCCCCGCCCTGGTGCGCGCCGTCGCGCTGCCTGACGATGCCCCGCCGGTTGAGCGCGGCCTCGCCGAGGTCATCGCCGCGCTGACACTGGCACAGACGGCCATGGATCAACTTGGCGCGATCTCTCTCAGTGCGGCGGATCGGGAGCTGTTCGCCTTCACCAAGCGCGCGATGGAAACCACCGTGCTGCCGTATCGAGAGATGGTGGAGCTGATCGCTGGGTCGCTCCCCGCGCTGCGTGAGCGCGTCGAAGCTGCGCCCGATCTCGCGCGCGAGGTGCGTATGGCGGTGCTGGATCTGCGCAAGCCGCGCCCTACACTGCGTCCAGAGGACTTGATCGGAGCCGAGCAGCCTGCTGCCCCGCCAGAGCAGGAGGCCGCATGATCAGCAGTCCACCCCTTCGATACTTCGGGAGCAAGTGGCGGATCGCCGAATGGATCATCGCCACCTTTCCATCGCATCGCACCTACTGCGAACCGTACTGCGGTGGGGCGAATGTGTTCTTTCGTAAACCGCCGTCCGTCTATGAGGTGCTTAACGATTTGGATGGCGAGGTGATCAACTTCTTCCAGATGCTTCGCACTCGCGAGGCCGAGCTGATCCGAGCGATTGATCTCACGCCCTACAGCCGCGAAGAGTGGCGGTTGTCGCGCATCGACGACGGCTGCACCGATCCTTTGGAACGAGCGCGTCGGTTCTATATCTCCTCTCGGCAGTCGTTCGGCCCCGGATCGAGGAAGCGACAACCCGGTTGGCGCTTCGCGAACGGGAAACACATCGACAATAAGGAGCGCTCTGTTACACGTGAATGGAGCAACCTAGATCATCTGCTGGCAGCAGCACACCGCCTAAAAGCAGCAATGATTGAGTGCGATGATGCGCTGAAGGTCGTTGAGCGCTTTGACACGCCCCGGACTCTCTTCTACGTCGATCCGCCATATGTTCATGCTACCCGCTACAGCCGTGACGTGCCCAACGACTACACCCACGAAATGACCGATGCGGATCACGAGCGCCTCGCCGAAGTGCTGCACAATGTCAGTGGGTACGTGGTGATCTCTGGGTATCGCTCTGATCTGTATCAGCGGTTATACCCAGACTGGAAGCGCCTGGAGAAGGCGGCCCGCTCCAACTATAACGGTACACATGGCAATTCGGGCGATGCCAATCGCGTCGAATGCCTCTGGCTATCGCCCCGTGTGACCAGTGTGGACGCGCTTCCGCTATTTGCTATGCGGGGGGGGGTACGACGTTGAAGCCGCTTCTACTTGATTTGTTTTGTGGGGCCGGAGGGTGTGCGATGGGCTATGCCCGCGCGGGCTTCGACGTGATCGGTGTGGACACTGCTCCGCAGCCGCATTATCCCTTCTGGTTTCACCAGGCGGACGCACTCGAATTCGTTGCGAAGTATGGGGGCGAGTTTGATGTGATCCACGCGAGTCCTCCGTGCCAGCGCTACACAGGGATGCGTAAGGTGACTATCGCGCGGTTTGGTTTTGTCTCGACTGACTATCCTGACCTAATTGAACCTGTGAGAGAGGCACTCACAAAAAGCGGTAAACCCTACGTTATTGAAAACGTACAGAACGCGCCGCTCAAGACACAGATTATTCTATGTGGGGTCTCGCTGGGGTTGAATCGTTTGGCGAGACATCGGCATTTCGAGTCTAACATCTTGCTGTTCGCTCCGAAATGTGCTCACAGATCTGTAAAAGAGACTATAGGTGTTTATGGCTCGAAGCCGGACGGTCGCCGGGTCAGCTACCCACAACATAAATTAAGCCGTATCGCTAACAGCATCGATGAAGCTCGCGAAGTGATGGGCATTGATTGGATGGATTGGGACGAAATAAAAGAAGCTGTACCCCCCCCCGTACACAGAGTACATCGGGCGACAACTTGCGACGGTGCTGGATAATCGCCGTCTTTCTCGGTCGCTGTAGTGTAGTGGGTGCTTGCTCACAGCAAGTACCCTGCTATCTCTAAGGAAGTAGGCGAGATAACAACGTAATGAACGAACAAGTAGACGAATACGGCTATCGCCATTGTGGTGAATGCGGAGTCCCTCTGGCCTATGATGAGGCTGATCTGTGCCGTCCATGCCGGACAGGAATCGAGAGCCAGCCAAAGATCGTCTGCCTCTGTGGTAGTACGCGTTTTAGTCAAGCTTTCCGGGACGCCAATCTCCAAGAAACGCTCGCGGGTCGGATCGTTCTCTCTATCGGCTGCGATATGCGCGCCGATACCGATGTATTTGCCGAGATGACGGAGCAGGAACGCACAGCTATTAAGGCGCGCCTCGATGAGCTGCATCTTCGCAAAATCGATCTCAGTGATGAGGTGCTGATCTTGAACTGTGGTGGGTATATCGGCGAGAGCACGCGCCGTGAGCTGGAATACGCCCGTAGTTTAGGAAAGTGCATTCGTTTCCTGGAAAGTGAGGTGATCGAATGACCCTGATCCTCTGCAACCCCATTGACGCGCTCTTTGTCGGGCGCAACCTCACCGAGGGCGATGTCTTACTGCCCCTGGAGCGTGTGCCGTTGCAAGTGGTGATCTGTCTCGCGGACCGGCTTCGCCCCCTGGTGGACAGCGGCGCATGGTTCGATACACCCGACGCGGCCTACCTGCATCAGATTGGCGACTCCTACCGCCGCGATTTTCAACCGCGCTTTGAGATTGCCATGGATGGCGCGCTGGTGGAAGGCAAGCCGCGCTGTCAGGCGCTCACCCAGAGCTATACCCAGTGCAAGAATTCGGCACGCGCCACCTACTGCGGGCGGCATGATCAGGCGCGCCACTTGATCACGATGGGCGTCGGCGAGCCAGCGCTGGCCCAACCCAACGAGTCGCCGCTGTCTGCCGGGGCGATCCGGTCGTTGGAAGAGGCGCAGGAGATGATCCGCCGCGCGATGCGCCGCGCGTCCCGCTTCGGCGAGATCCTTCAGCACGGCTTATTGGGGCCGGAAGATGCAGACTATGTAAGCAACCTGCTGGAACAAGCTCACGAGATAATCGGCGGCGTGATCTCTGGCGACCGGGCCAGAGATGCCACTCAGCGCAGCGAGCTGCGGCGGCGCATCCAGCGCATGGTGGACCGGATTGCCATCGCCAACAAGTGCGAGGGGCGCGAGATTCACGCGGCCTATCTGCGGCTGGGTGGGGTGCCACAGGGCGAGATGACCATTGAGCAGCTCAAGGCTAAAGTCAACTGGCTGCACACCACCTACCCGGATGTGATCGGCGCGGACACCAGGGAGTGGGAGCCGCCCGCAACGACTTTATCCGGGATGGAACCGGCGATCACCAAAAGGTAGAGGGATCACTTTCACGCCGAACAAAGGAGCCGCATCCCCATGCTACGTTGTCCAAACTGTGGAATCAAGCTTGATATAGAGGAGCTGGCGCTCACTGAGCGCCAGCGTACCATTCGTACCGCCGTCGAAGAGATCGAACGGGATACCGCTAAACCCGCGCGCACACTGGCGATTGCCGAGCACGTCGGTTATGCGCCCACCACGATTAAGCCTGATCTGGCTCATATGGAGCAGGTTGGGATTCTCTGCCGTCCAGATGGCCCTAAGTCAGGGTGGAGTCTCAAGAAGAAACATCTGCGCCTGGTGCGCGCCGCCTAGCTTTTGCGCGGACGGCCTTGCTTGGCATTTTTCCATGCCTGCGCGCTCGCGCGCGGGATCAGCCAGCTACCCCGCCACTTATCGCCGACCCTTTGCGCCCCCGGAATCTTTTGTGCTTCTGGTGGGCGCTTCTGATCGGCTCGCAGGATGCGGTAGATCGTCGTGAGTTGAACCCCATGCATCGCGGCCATCTCTTCAGGGCTTATCATATCTTGATCATCCATGACTGCCTCTCAGTGCAACAGATCGGACGGCTCGCCGCCGCGCGCTGTTAGGTGCTCAATATTGATCAGCCAGCCGTTATAGTCACGGGAACGCCCCGACCACTGCGCGTCATAGTCGGCCCGCGTCGAAAAGCCCAGCGCGCGGATGTCTTCATCTGCCAGATCAGCGCAATGAACATAGCGAATCTGCACAATCTGCACCTGTGCAATCGGCTGCTGCGCTGCGTCTTCCACGATCAGGACATCGCCCAGCGCGCTGGTGTGGCGCTCGAAGTGCTCTACCTGCTGGACGGCTTGATCGCGGGTCATTTCGCTGGCCGTGCGCCAGCCTTCCGGCGTTAGTGCCCGGTCCTTTGGTGTAACCAGAGTCAGCATGGCGGTTTTGTCGCGGGGCAGACCCTGATCGGCGGTCAATACAACTGTTCTGGTAGCCATTCTATCCCCCTTTCTGTTAGTCGTGGGGTTAAGCCAACGAGAGGGCGAGTAAGGGAGGCGGTTGCCCGCCTCCCCGCCGCGCTTACAAAACGAAGCGCAGCTTTCCGGCAATCTCGACTGCGATTGCCTCTTGCTCAAGTTCCTGTTTTAAGTTTAGGCAAAAGACGCGAACTCTTTCGAGTTGCTCCTTTGACAGGTTCTCGGTGAATGAATACACTATGGTTACGTCTTCAGTAACCAGTGTTCCATCAGCCGAGAGCCATACACCTCTCGCGGGAACCGAGGTAGCGCCGCCAAACTCGCTTGCCATAAACCGCTCAACCCGGCTTATGACAGCAGCGGCGGCGCTACTGGTTAAGGGCGCGTCCACCGATACGGTAGATGGTACATAGACCTCTACCCGGTTTCCCAACCCCCGACCAAAGAGCAAATCCGCTAGTTCAGACAATTCACACCTTCCTTTCCAAGATTGCGGTGTCGCCTTCTCTCGTGGAGCTTTGTTTAGCGGTCTCCCCTACCGCTCTTCGGAACTGTCGGCTTCCGGTTACGCCGTGAGAGTGCCGTCACTCTCAACCTTATGATGTAATTGTATATCAGCTACACAATTATGTCAAGTACCAATTTCTGATTTTTGAGAAATTTCTTCCGTGAGTTTCGTCTACTTTCGTCTATCTTGACGCCCATCTGTTCTATGCTTTATACAGACGCACTGGGTTCCTCCTTGAAGCGTAATGCGGCATTAGATCGGGGCAGTCGGGGATCTGCCCCGATCCGCGCTGCCCAGAGGTTGACAGGTTGACAGTAGAAAAAGGGGACTGGCAATCCAAATTCATTCAGAATTTGCGCCGCACGGGAAATGTCCGCGCGGCGTGTAAGGTTGCCAAGATTTCCCGCACGGCTGCCTACAACCACCGCAACACCGACAACGAGTTCAAAGCCGTCTGGGACGAAGCGCTAGAGGAAGCCTGTGATGATCTAGAGCTTGAGGCGCGCCGCCGTGCATTCAAGGGCGTCAAAGAGCCAGTCTACCAGGGGGGGAAGCTGGTCGGGTATGTCCAGAAGTACAGCGATACCCTGCTGATCTTCCTGCTGAAAGCGCACCGGCCCGAAAAATTCCGCGAGCGGTATGACGTGCAGCACAGTGGGGCCATCGTGACCGTGACGGCGGATGATATGGCGACGGCGCGGGCTGCCGTCCGGGAGTGGGAACGTGAGCGTTTCGGCTCTGAGTAATGAGCAGCTCGAATGGCTGAAATGCAGCGAATCGCCTGCCTACTTCATTGATCGCTACTGCTGGGTCTATGACGCGGTAGCCGGTGAATGGCTGCGATTTGAGCTGTGGCCGGAGCAATTCCGCGCGCTGCAAACCATGACCAGCTATCTGCTGGTGATCGCTCTGAAGGCGCGACAGGTGGGTATGACGTGGCTGGCGCTGGGGTACGCCTTATGGGTGCTGTTGTTTCGCCCAGCTGCTACGGTGCTGCTTTTTTCGAAGCGTGACGATGAAGCGATTGACCTGCTGGAATTCAGATTGAAGGGGATGTACCGGCGACTTCCGGCCTGGCTTCAGGCGCGTGCCGTCGAAGCGGACAGCAAGCATGAGCTGCTGCTATCGAATGGCTCGCGCGCGCTGGCCTTCCCGACCACCGCAGGCGACAGCTATACCGCTACGCTGGTGATCGGCGATGAATTCGATCTGGTTCCGGATCAGGCGCGGCTGCTGGCGGCGGTGAAACCCACTGTCGATAACGGCGGACAGATGATCCTGTTGAGCCGTCCAGACAAAAAGCGCCCCATGACTTCCTTTAAGCAGATTTACCGCGCGGCCCGGCAGGGACTGAATCGCTGGGCGGCGATCTTCCTCGCGTGGACGGCACACCCAGGCCGCGATCAGGCGTGGTATGCCGAACAGCGCGCGGACATCCTGAGCCGGACAGCCTCGCTGGATGAGCTGTATGAGCAGTATCCGGAGACAGATACCCAGGCGCTGGCCCCGCGCACCTTAGACAAGCGCCTCGCGCCGGTCTGGTTGGAGCGCTGTTGGCAGGAGATCGCGCCACTGTTCGCGGTGGGCGATGAGGCTGATCCTCCGGCGGGTATCCCTGCGATTCCGGGGCTGCTGATCTGGCGGCTACCAGATCGGGGGCGTCGCTATGTGATCGGGGGCGACCCAGCCGAGGGCAACCCAACCAGCGATGACAGCGCGCTCACGGTGCTGGATCGGGATACTGGCGAAGAGGTTGCCAGCCTCGCCGGGAAGTTTCAACCCTCCGTGCTGGCGGCCCACGCCCATGCTATCGGGATGTACTTTAACCAGGCGGATGTGCTGATCGAGCGCAACAATCATGGTCATGCCGTCCTACTCTGGTTCAGGGAGCACTCTAAGCTCAAGCGGCTCGCAGGCCATGACGGGAAAGAGGGCTGGATGTCCAGCACGCTCGGCAAGGCAAAGCTGTATGACGCGGCGGCGGATGGGTTTCGCACTGGTGACACGGCGATCCATACCTTCGCTGCTATGGTGCAGCTCCAAAGTATCGAAGGATCAACGCTGCGCGCGCCAGACGGTGAGGCGGATGATCGGGCGGATAGTTATGCGCTCGCTCTGGTTGCTCGCGCGATTAAGCCATCAGGAATACAAGGGGCACGGAACCCCTTTTACGGATAAACGATGCCATACGCACAGCGATACATCCCTGACTTGAATGGCAGCGAGGCGCGCACCATCGAAGCGGCCTTCGATGAAGAACGGCGCGCGCGGTCGGCTGTGCATCAGGTGGCATGGAACTACTACGACGGCAAGCACCGCGAACCGCTCAAGCCAGACGGCACCGGCACGAATGACAACCTGATTATCAACCGGGTAGAGAGTGTTGTTGATAAGGACGTGGCTGCCAACGTCGGGGTGGATGATGCCGGTGTCGTCAAAGGGGTTCACTTTGACATCGTAGATCAGCCTGATGAACAGGGCTTTGTCGGGCGGGTCATGCGCGCCGCCCGCCGGATCATACGGAAGCCAGAGCAGGTGAGCAGAGATCAGGCCTATCTAGATGCTGTGTGGCGCGCCAACAAATCCGCGCTGCTGCTGCTGGATGCCCTGACGAATGGCTCCATCATGGGGCATGTGTTTATCAAGATCGTGCCAGAGGGTCGCGAAACCGATGACGGTATAAGTGTCCCCCGGCTGATCAACCTGCACGCCAGCAATGTGACGGTCTTCTGGGATCAGGCAGATGTTGAGCGGGTGCTGTGGTATCGGATTGAGTTCGGCGAGGATTACCACAAGACCCGGCAAGACATTGTGCGCGAAGTCGATGAGGATGGATCGGACGGCGTGCGCTGGCTGATCCTTAATTACTCGAATGTCAGTGGGCGATGGGAGCTGACCAGCGAAGATGTGTGGGCGTATTCATGGCCGCCCATCATTGACTGGAAGAACTTGCCCGCGCCCAATCAATACTATGGCAAGGCCGACGTAGGCAAGATCGGACGGCTGAACGACGGCTTGAATTTCCTACTGTCGAACATGCAGCGAATTCTCAAGCACCATGCACACCCAAAGACCATTGCCACCGGAGTCGGGGCGAGCGGTATCGAGGCAACGGCGGTCGATGGGCTGTGGGCAATCGGTGCGGCTGAGGCGAAGGTCTACAACCTTGAGATGCAGAGCGATCTGGCCTCCACCATGAGCCTTGCCGAATTGGTGGATCGCACCATCTACGACCTGAGCCGTGTGGTCAATCTGGCGCAGCTCGAAAGCCTGAACACGATCACTAATTTTGTGATGCGCGTTCGCTTTCATGATGCGCTGGGCAAGCTCGGTGTGAAGCGGCTGCTGGCAGGGGAAGCGCTGCAAAGGCTGTGCCGCCATCTGCTGGAATTGGGCGGCTTTAACCCGCGCGTGATGATCAATGTCGTCTGGCCTGACCCACTGCCCACCGATTTAGGGCAGCTCGCGCAAGCGTTGGAGTCCTTCACGCGCATTGGCCTTAGCAATGAGACTGCCTTAGAGCGCGCCGGGTTTGACCCGGATCAGGAAGCAAAACGCAAAGCAGAGCAGATGCAGAACCTGCCTCAGCCCTTGCGTGATGCGATGCAATCAAACAACAACCAGCCAGCGCAGGACGGCGACACGCCAGATGAGCCTGCCATGATGAATAGAAACAATGCGCTTGAAGCGCAGAGGAGATCGTAACATGACGCTGCCCAATCAGCCCCCGATGGGCGATCCGCAGACCACTCCGGTACCGGGCATGACGCCCGATCCATCTGTGCCGCCCACCGCTGGGCAGCAGCCGCAGGAACCTACTCCCCAGCCGACGCAGGGGGATATGTTCCCGCGCGAATACGTTGAGCAGCTTCGACACGAGGCCGCCGAGCGTCGCCAGCAAAACAAAGATCTCAAGGCGCAGCTCGATCAGCTTCAAGCTATGCTGCAAAAGACTCTGGGCGTTGATCCTGCTGCGCCGTCCGATCAGGTACAGGCTACCCTCGGACAAGTGGCGGATCTGCAAAAGAAGTTTGAGCAGGCGCAGACTAAGCAGCGTGATAGCGAGCTGCGCGCGGTTGTGATCGCCGAGGCTGCTAAAGTGGGGGTTGCCGATCCGATGGATGCGGTACGGCTAGCCGACTTGACCAAAATCGAATTCAAAGACGATGGCACCATCATCGGAGTAGACGAAGCGGTTAAGGCGTTGGTGGAAGCCAAGCCGTATCTGCTCAGGCAGCAGACTCCGCACGCTCGGCCCGGCAATCCAGGCCCCACCAACCCGGCAGGCGGCGCGCCGCAAGGTCCGCCTCAGTGGGCGGTGGATATGTTTCGGCCTGGCATGGGCGCAAGTATCGGTGATGGCGGTGTCGCCTACAAGGGCACTGAATAGGAGTTAGTCCATGACCACAGGATCAAGCCGTTACGCGGATATATCCACTCTGATCAATGACATCAGAGAGGGAGCTGTATTCGCAGCGCGGCAGCAGAATTTACTGGTACCCACTGTCACGGTTTTTCGCGACACGATGGGTATGAATCCGCGCAAGAATTCCCAGTATGGCACGCTGGCTGTTCGCTCTCTGGCAGAGGGCGAAGATCGCGTTGCCTCTCAGTTCAACCGGACGGCGCTCTCCACCCTGACCCCCGCCAGCTACGGCGATCAGGTGCTGCTGACCGATCAGCGCCTCGCGACCGATGACCAAAACGTTCGCGCCGATGCTGCGATGGAGATGAGTGCGGCGGTGTCTCAGGCTGTTGACGAGGCTATCGCGGATAACTTCCCCAGCTTGACGGGCGGCACGATTGGTAGCGCGGGCAGCACCATCCTTTGGAGTAGCATTATCGCCGCCCGCGCGCTGGCGCATGGACTGAAGATCCCTGGCCCATACTGGTGCGCGCTGCACCCGTATCAGTGGAATCACCTGCTGCAATCGGCACTAACCGACAGCACAGCACAGATCAGCAACGCCCCGATCTTCCAGGATCGGCTCACGTCGAACTACTTCATGAGCACGCTGTTCAATGATGTGTTCTTCGTGATTACGCCATCGGTCGATGTGGACAGCAGCGACGATGCCACCGGCGCATTCTACAACCGGATGGCGATGGCCTATGACGAGCGCAAGGGCTTCTATATCGAGCCAGAGCGCGACGGCAGCCGGGAATCGTGGGAGCTGAACTATGGGCTGTGGTATGCCACCGGCGTCTGGCGGCCCGCCTTCGGGATCAAGCTCATCGGCGACGCAGCTACGCCAAGCTAAGGCGAGGGGAGAGGAAATAACACAATGGCAAGTCCAAACGATGTGAAGGTCATCTCCTACCAGCTCGCCAATACGGCAAATGACTGGCAGGGGGATACCGTAGTGGGGCATGTGTTCAAGGCCCCCGAAGCGGCGGATGGCGGCGGGATTTATATCCTGCGTGCCTACTATATCGATCAGGCCGCCCATGGCGCTGGCACAGCGTTCATTCTGCGCCTGGTCAACTACGGGACGGCGGGCACGCTGTCCGAGGGCACGATTGGCACGGTTGGCGGCACGGCTGATCCCGTTGCGGCAGGCGTGCCGGAAGCGTTCACGCTCACAGCAGCCCAGCAGTATGTGGACGCTGGCGAGTGGGTGGTGCTGGAAAAGGATGAAACCAACTCCAGCGATCCCACGCGCGGTTGTGTCGTGATCGAATACCTGATCGGTCAGTAACCGACCGGGCAAAGGAAATCGGGGAGGGTTGATCCCTCCCCTTTCGAGGAACGCATGAAAATTCTCTGGCACAGCAATGCCCCCTGGACACCAACGGGCTACGGCAATCAGACCGACACCTTTATCTGGCGGCTGCGCGATGCGCTCAAGCACGAGATAACCGTTTCCTGCTTCTATGGGCTGGACGGCGCGCCGATGGTGATCAACGGCATGACGATGCTCCCTAAAGGGCGTGATGCCTATGGGCTGGACACGCTTCAGGCCAATACAGAGTACATCGGGGCGGATGTGGTGATCACCCTGATGGATGTATGGGTGTTTCCAGCGCAGGTGACCAGTAATGTACGCTGGTGCCCCTGGTTCCCCATCGATCACGATCCTGCCCCGCCGGGCGTGCTTCAGGCGCTTCAGTCAGCGTTTATGCCGATTGCATACAGCAAATTCGGGCTGCGCAAGCTGGAAGAAGCGGGGATGAAGGCGCTGTACGTGCCGCACGGTATCGACACGAATACCTATAAGCCCATTGATCAGAAGGTGGCCCGCGAAGCGATGGGCGCGCCAAAGGATGTATTCCTGGTCGGGATTGTGGCAGCCAATAAGGGCGTACCCAGCCGTAAGGCATTCGATCAGCAGATCCGGGCGCTTGCTGCGTTCCACAAAAAGCACCCTGACAGCATGTTGTATCTGCACACCGACATGATGGGGCTGATCGGTGAGGATCTGGGCAGCATCATTGTGGATGCGGGCTTGCCCCCAACGGCAGTTGCGACGCCGCCTGTCTATCGCTATGCGATGGGGATGCTCGGCAAGGATTACATGGCGCACCTCTACAGCAGCTTCGATGTGCTTATGAATTGCTCGCGCGGTGAGGGCTTCGGTGTGCCCATCGTGGAAGCGCAGGCGTGTGGCGTGCCGGTGATCGTGGGGGATTACACCTCCATGCCTGAGCTGGTCTTCGCAGGGTGGACGGTTGGTTACTCGGACAAGTTCCGCTCACAGGAAAGCTACCAGTTTGTACCCTCGGTAAATGAAATGGTAGACGCCCTGGAACTTGCCTATGAAATGAAGGGCAATCAGGCGATGCGAGCGCAGGCCCGCACGGGCGCGCTGGAATACGACGCGGATCGGGTGACACAGGTGTACTGGAAGCCTGCGCTGGAAACGATTGCCGCCAAGCTCAATGCAGGGCGTGAGCGTCTCAAGCCAGTCGTAATTGAGTCGAAGGCTCCGATGTCGGAGCAGGCAGCGGCAGACTGATGAAACAGCCCGATGTGTCTGTGTTGATGGCAGTGCGTAATGGCTTGACGGCCTATCCAGACGGAATGCTGTCTCGTGTGATTGATCAAACTTTGCAAGAAGAGAATGTTGAACTCTGCATTGTAGATGACTGCTCTACCGATGATACCCGCGTATGGTTGTTGAGTTCGCTCGATAAAACCAGGGGGCGTTTTTATCATCTTCACGAACGACGCGGCCCAGCGGCTGCTTATCAAGATGCTACCCATCTGGCGACCGGGCGCTACATCATTCTTCAGAGTGTACGGAGCTGGTATGAGCCGGGCGCACTCAAGGCGATGGCTGAAGCTCTTGATAGTCATCCGGAGGTTGGGTTTGTCTATGGGCAGACGCGCTATCACGGGGCAAGTGAGCACATACACGTGCCGCCGCCTTTCATTAAACAGCGCTTCTTCCACAACTTCGATTCGCTGTTTGGGTATATGTATCGGTGCGAGGCGCTCGACGCAGGCTGCGAGTATGTGAGCTATTTGGAGAAGGACGGCAATCCTATCGATATTGCCGACTATGACTTCGCGATGCAGCTCATTGTAAAGATGGGATGGTCAGGGCTGGCACTGAGAGATCGCCTCTGCCTTCATTACTACTACAGCGGGCAGGGGCAGCAGACTGCTCTGGTGCATCGGCATCAGCACGAGATTGACGCGATCTTCAGAGAGCGATGGGGGACAGCGTGACAGTGCTTAAGTTTAGCGGCGTTTTGAATATCAAGTCGTCGGGCGATCCCGGCGGCGAGGTGTTTATCGGTGAACGCGACGTTTTTGCAGAGGTTTCAGAGGTGTTTGCCGATGGAACGAGGGTGTATGTGGCGCTGGCGGACGAATATTTTGATGGCGACCTGTACGCCGAAGATGGTATCCAGGGTTACAGCGAGTGGACACCTGGCGAGGCGTGCCAGCTAAAAATTGGCAAACATGATTTAGTGCAAAGGCTTGACGATATTTTTTGGAAAGCTGCACCCCGCGATGTCGCTGTCACGCTATGGGTTGCGGATGAGCCAGTAAACACACTTGAAGACAACAAGGATCGTGACGAATGATGCGCGTTGGCTGGCTGGCGGACAAACCCGATTACAAGGGCGGCGCGGAACTGGAAGCCGAGCGGCTGATCGCCTGTGCTCCATCGGGGATAGAGATAATCCCGTGCCCGCCGGGGCGGATCGTGGCGGATGTGGATGTGTATGTCATTCACAACTGCTTCGACTATGACCGCACGATCATTGGCACGCTCTCTCAGAAGCCCGTGATCAAGCGCATTCATGATGTCTGGCTCGCAGGCAATATGGACCTGCGGCGCTGGCTGCTAGCGCACAGCAAAGTCCTGCTGTTTTCCAGCCCACTTCATTTAGAGGTGTTCAAGTGGCAGGTGAGCGCGCCGATCCGCCTGATCCCCAGCGCGATAGATACCACATCATTCGAGGTGCTCAAGCCCAATGGTCGCACCGGGGCGTGTTGGATCGGGCGGATGGTAGACGGCAAGGGGATTCTGGAAGCGGCGGCGTGGGCCAAGATGGAGGGCTTGACTCTCGACTTGTACGGCTTCCCGCGCATTAACAACCTGCCCGCGCCCATTCGCTACTGTGGCGAGCTGCCCCCGGAGGCAGTTGCTAGCACGCTGGCGCAGTATCAAACCTTCGTGTTCCTGCCTGAGCAACCTGAGCCGTATGCGCGGACGGCGGTTGAGGCGTGGCTCGCTGGGTGCAAGCTGGTGATCAACGGCAATGTAGGCGCGCGGTGGTGGATCGAAAAGCACCCTGAGCAAATCCCCCAGGCGGCGAGCCTGTTCTGGGAAACGGTTACAAGGGCAGTGAACTGATGTTTGAGGCATGGCCCGCCAACTATCGCTATGCCGTGCTGCTGTATTGGGCGCGGCGACGGGGCAACCAGGCGGCCCCTGGTTACTGCTGGCGAAGCACTCGCCGTCCGAGGGTGAACTGATGGACGCCTACGCTTCTCACCTACCCGTGTTGCGCGCGCTCGGCAAGGCGCTGCCCATTGAAGCGGTGCTTGAATTCGGATGTGGAAAATATAGCACGCTGGAGTTCTTAAATCGCGCGAGTTTTTCACGCCTAGAAAAGTTGATAAGTTACGAACGCTCAAAAGAATGGATCGCGCTGGTGCAAGGAATGACCGTCGATCCTCGTCTAGAACTGCGCTATTGCACCCATACATACTTTCAAGTGATTTGGGGCGGCACAGTTGGCTATGACTTGATCTTTATTGACGATGGCGAGAATGAATTCGAGAGAATAAGCACGATTGACGCTGTGGCAACTGCGCGGCCCGGATGCCCAATTGTCATTCACGATTTCGAACATACGCCCTACCAAGAAGCGGCTCGCGAGTTTGATCATATTCGTGTATTCACGGGGCTTATGCCCCACACAGCAATCTGCTGGTTTGGACACAAGCCAGAGTTAGAGGTGGTGCTAAATGGTCTACATCTTGAAGCGTGATCACGAAACCATCGAAGTGCTGGAAGGCCGCGAGGATAAGCGGGATCGGCTGATCCAGGCGGGCTATACGCTGGTTGAGCTGGGCAGCGTCAACCGGATGCGGGTAGGTGAGCCTGGGCCGGAGATTGTGACGCTGCCCCCAGGCGCGCACCTCATTGGCGGGGAGCCGGTGGACATTACTGGTGTGCTCAATGGGGAAGAGCCAGAGCCGCCCATGAAGCCACTGCGCCACCCAAGGGGGGATGAGTAATGTCTGTTCGCGCGGGGATGAATAACCTCATTGCGCGGCTCCGTGCGCTGGCAGCGGTGGGTACATCCGACTACAGCATTGGCAACGTGTCCTACTGGTCAAGCCGTCAGTTGCAGGATCGGCTGGACGGCGCACGCACGGATATGCCTCGTGTTCCGCTGACCGCCGAACCAGAGTACAGCGGCGGTTCGGTGCTGTACCATGACTACTGCGCGCCGCTGGGCGACCTGGAAGAGGCCAGTAGTGGCTCGGTGTACTGGTCGGTTCAGGATAGCAACGGCAACGAGGCCGACACAGACGACTACACCGTCGATTACATCGCTGGTCGCATCCGCTTCGCATCCGATCAGGGGGGCACGGCCTATTACCTGCGTGCCCGATCTTATCATCTGAAGCGTGCAGCGGCGGGTATCTGGCGCGAGAAGGCGGGGCAGGCGGCGGCTTACTACTCCTTTAGCGCTGATGGGCAGTCGTTTAGCCGCAGTGATTGGTTCGACCACTGCATGAAGATGGCAAACGAGATGGATGGCAGCGCGGGGATGCAGTTCTCGCGGATCAGCAGGGTGGATCTGACATGAGCTTAACGCCTGGTGAATTGGCGGGGTTTCGAGACACCGCCGACAACATCCTGCCCAGCACCTGCACCATCCAGACAGTGACGCGCACCAGCGACGGTATGGGCGGCTGGTCGGAGGCGTGGGTTGATACCTATACCGATGTGGCGTGCCGTCTGGGAGTCCAGGCTCGCGGGATGGCGGTGGAGACGGAGCAAGGCGCGCGGATCGTAACGGTGCGCAGCTACGTGCTGACGCTTGAGTATGACCAGGCCGTCCATCCGCATGATCGAGTCGTCGTGGGCGGCAATACCTATGAGGTGTCCGAAGTGCTTGATGGGCACACCTGGATCACCGTCAAGCGTGTATCCCTGGAGCGGCTCGACTGATGACCAGTGTCGATCAGCTTCTCGAAACCGCGTTGTTTGGCAAGCTGGCAGGGTATGCCCCGCTGATCTCAGAGCTGGGCGGCACGCTGATTTTTAACCAGCTCGCGCCGCCAGATACGGCGCTGCCTTATGTAATTTTTCAGTACCAGGGCGGGGGCGACGAAAACCTGATCTCGCGGCGCATGATCAATACGCCCTACACCGTCAAGGCGGTGGCTGCATCGAAGGCTAAAGCGCACAGCATCAATGAAGATATTGACGCGGCGCTGCACATGCAGACCCTGACCGTATCGGGCTACACAAACTTCTGGACGGCGCGCGAGGATCGCGTGTCGTATCACGAATTGGAATCGGATGGTGCTCCCGTGTTTCATGAGGGCGGGGTGTACCGCATTCGCTTAGGACAATAGGAGACCTTCATCATGGGAGAATATACCGGATCGGGAATGTATCTTGCCTTCAAGGGCACGAGTCTCGCGGTGGACTATCGCGAGTTCGCGGACAGCGAAGAGGTGGCGCTCGCCGAGGGCAGCGCGGGCGCAGACGTGGCCCGCACGTATCTCAAGACGCTGGAGGATGGCACGGCAACCTTGAGCATGGTGGATCAGACCGGAGGCACGGCGGCAACAGCACCCTGGAATCTGATGGACAAGGGAGCTGAGGGCACGCTGGAATGGGGGCCGGAAGGGACTGCCACCGGCAAGCCTCGCCACTATGTCAACGCCATCGTGGTCAGCCGCGAGAGGACGTTCCCGTATGACAATGTGGTCGAGTCCACGTATGGGTTTCAATTCAGCGGTGTCGTGACAGACACGGCTTACTAAAAGGAGCAGCAATGGCAGATAAGAACGGAAACGATCCGCGCAAGGTAAAGCTCTCGACTGGCAAAGTCGTGACTCTGGACATCTCGACCGTGACATGGGGTGAGGTGATGGCAGCCACCCGGCCCGGCGCGCCGCGCGCTGGGGAGGCGTTTACCAACCTGCTGACCAAAGTGTCAGGCATGACAGCAGAGGAGTTCAGCGCCCTGCTGTACGTGGATGGGGATAAGGTCGAGACAGGGATTTTTGCCCTGCTGCGCAACCCGGTGGGTGCTGACCCAAACTCAGTCGAGCCATCTACCTAGCGCGGCGCACGGGCGGCAAACTCAGCTTTGCTGAGTGGTGGGCGATGGTGCGCTGGGATCTGGCGGAAAAGACGGGATGGACACTGGACTATATTGCCACCCTGACGCCACAGGATGTGTACGAATATTTCAGTGTCAAGGACGCCAACACAAAGCTTGATCAGTCGATGGCGAGCAAACGAAAAGTGCAGATGGACCTTGCAAACAGCAAGCGACGCGGACGGAGACGGTAATGCCTGGTGCGATTTATCTCAAAATCGAGATCGATACCAAGAAGCTTGAGGCGCTCTATCACAGCGCCGAAGGGTTGGACGATTCGATCTGCGACATCGCAGTGGAGCACGTCCATACAGAAGCGGCAAAACGCGCGCCGGTGCTGTCGGGGTATCTGCGGGATCACATCACGAAGATTAGTCAGGGTGGGGTGTTTCGTGTACTAAGTGAAGCGCCCTACTCCCTCTTTGTTGAGTACGGCACCCGCAAGATGCGTGCTCAACCGTTCCTTCGACCCGCGCTAGAAAGCGTGAAATGGCCTGTCGTACTCAGAGAAGCCTTTCGCAGAGCAGGATGGTAGACCGTGACCCAAGTTGCCAGCGCTGAGGTTGGCGGTAAATCCGATGTAGGACACAGCATCCAGAAGGATTTAGGCGCAGCGATTCATTCGTTTGAGGAGCTGCGCGAGAAAGCTAACAAGGCCGCTCAGGATCTACAGACCGGAAGCAAGCTCACCTCAAAAGAGGCGAGCGCGCTGGGTCGTTCTCTAAACCTGACGGCGGGCGAAGTACGCGGACTGGTCAAAGAAGAGAAGCTCGCTGTGTCAGAGGCTCGCACACTCGCGCAAGAGCAGATGCGCCTCGACAAAGAAACGCGCTCGCTCGCTGATGCAGCGAACGATTCAGCGGATGGCATCGGAGCGATGGCAGCCGGATTGCAGGCGGCTGCTAGCGCGGCGGTTATCCACGAATTAGTAGAAGCCGGAACCGCCCTCTTTAATATCGGACTGGCTTCAGATTCTGCCGTGCGCGGACTCAATGCCCTGACCGGATCGCACGCAGACGAATTTATCAACGACGTAACTCGCGGGACACGACTGACGGTTTCCGAAATGAAAGCGGCTCAGATAAGTTCGCAGCTTTTTAGTATGGGGCTGGCGGACACCTCAGAGGAAGCCACCGAAATGACCCGCGTTGCAGTGATTCTTGGCGGGGCACTTAAGGGCATGAACGCGAGTGACGCGGCATCTGAATTTGCCGTCATGATGGCAAATATGAGCGTCGAACGACTGGACAGCTTTGGGATCAGCAGTGGGCGCGTGCGCACACGCATCAATGAGCTTATGGAGGCTACCGCTGGGCTTACCCGTGAGGAAGCATTTCATATTGCAGTGATGGAGCAAGCTGTCCCACGCGCTGATCAACTCGAAGGCTCGATCAGCGATGCCCAACTCGCCGTGCAACAAATAGCCGCCGCGTGGGAAGATTTAACAGCGGCGGGCGGCGAAGCAGTGATGGAATTTTTTACCCCCACCATTGAGGGGGCGCGCAATCTAGTTGTGGGGTTGAATGAAACCCGTAAAGCAACAGACGACTTCAAGCGCTCGACAGCGCTCGCCGCGAACGATGCTGGAGAATACGCTCGCGCACTGGCTGACGCCAATCTGATCAACGATGTTCACGCTCGCCATCTGGAAAGACTCATTAGAGAGAATGTTGATCTCAGCAAGAGTACCGATGAAGTGGTTGTGGAATATAGAGAACTTCATCAAGAGATGGTTGTGGCAACCGCCCTCACCGAGGGGCAGGCGATGGCCGAGGCCGATCTCTTGCATATTCAGCGCCAGCGCGTTGATCCCCTAGAAGAGATTGGGCAAGCAACGCACCACCTGGCACTGGCAAACAAAGTGCTTAACCCGGCAATTTTGGACGTGGTAGCTGCGCTAAAGAGCGGCACGATGACCGAGCTTGAGGCTAACCGCGCGCTGTGGATGCTTGGGGCAACCTCTGAGGATGTGACAGTCGCGCAGTCTCAGCTCGCCCAATCGCAGCGCGACGCCGAACAAGCGGCACGGGATCACGCTCAAGCGCTTCGCGATCAGCAGCGGGAATTCGAGAGTATCGCAGGGTTGGTTGTCTCGACATCAGAGGACATTGGAAAGATGGGGGCGCAAGCGTGGCAGGAGTCCACCGCCAGCGGACAAGCCTACCTTGAGTTCCTTAAGAATGTTGGCGTCGATCTATCTCAGATTCCGGGGATGTGGGATCAAATCCGGCTGCAACAGGGGCTGGCGACAGAAGAAACGCTCGGCATGGAACAAACGCTTCGTGGGCTGGGAAGCGCTATCCAGGCGGGGCTAATTGATCCTCTGGCGGGTGCAGATCTGTTTGAGCAGATTAGAACCGGGCAGATGACCCTGGATGAGCTGCAAGGCAAGCTAGACAGCCTGAACACGGCACACATCATGGAGATGATGGACTCTATTCATCCTGAGAACTTCGACATTCTGGGGCAGAAGGCGACCGAGGCAAACAGTACCGTCCAGACCACTACGGACGATGCTACCCTATCGCTGCAAAACCAGGATAGCCAGCTTCAGCTCATCTCCGACAAATTTACTGCCATGCCAGAGCTGGTTACAACGGGGATGGCATCGATTGTGGAAACTGTGCCGGGTGTCATGGAGGCGCTCGCGCCCCTGTCTGACACCCTCAAGCGGTACACCGACTTCTTCTTACTCGCGCCTGAAATGGCAAAAAGCGCCTGGGATCAGATTGCTGCTGCGATGCAGGCCAATTGGGAGGTGCTCGGCACTACCGCAGGTTTTATCAACGGGATGACCGAGAATTGGAAGTACCTCCAAGCTAACCCCAACCTACATCTGAATATCGAGGTGGAGACGGAGGGCACGGTGCCGGGCGGCGGCGGCGCAGCAGGGAATGCCGCTGGAACTCCCCACTGGCGCGGCGGCATGACATGGGTAGGCGAGCGCGGCCCGGAATTGGTAGATCTGCCCCCTGGTGCGCGGGTGCATTCGTACAGCGACAGCATGAATATGCAGCGGTTGGGCGAGTTAGGCGGCCCGGCGAGCAGCACCGAGCTGCGCGTGATGGGGCCACAGAACATCATTCTGCCGGGAATCAACTCGCCTGACGATATGGTGTATCGGTTGGCAGAAATGGCGGCGGCATGAAACTGAGCCTGATCAGCTTCGACGGCACAAACATCAATGACAGCGTGACCTATCGCGCCCGTTTTGCGCCGCAGATGGAGCTACCCAGCGGAATCGCTGAGGCTGAATTTGCCGAGCGCTATGGTACGTCGCCCCTGCTGACCCTCAAGCGCCCAAAGGAAAAGTATCTGATTATCTTTGTGGAGCTGCTTGGCACAATCAGCACGCAGCTTGACACGATCAAGCGGCTGTTTGATCCGCGCAAGGGTATGGACGGCACGCTCTACACCCTGATCGCAAAGGATACAGCCAACAGCGATAAGCAGTGGTATCTCCAATGCTCACCGCTGGGTGTGCAGGCGGTCGATGGGCGGCTGTGTACGATCTCGTTGGCAGTTCCTGATCCTATCTGGTACAGCAACACCGAAAACAGTAACAGTGAAGCCTTCAGCGCCACCGCGCACACCTGGGCGATCACCGTTACCGGCAACGTCGATGCCTCTCCCACCTTCCGGATCACGCCCAAAGTCGCGAAGGCGGGCGGGAACGGCTTCCTGTATCAGCGCTTCGTGGTCATCTACAACAACACAGATGAATCCCTGATCAACTTCCCGTTCAGCGTGTTAGGGGCGGGCTTAGACACGGCGGCGCTTGTAAGTGGTACTAAGATGCAGGCCGATGGCGACGATCTGCGAATTTACGTGGATGGGGTGGAGGCGGATCGCTGGCTGCCTGGCAGTGGAAGCTACGTCATCAACGGGAGCAGTACCCGGCCCTGGATCAATTTTAACTTGCAGCCTCGCATTGAGATGGCGCTGGGCACGGCGATTGCCTCAAGCGGCGCGGTCAGCACCATCCAGATCGTCAAAACAAAGGAGCAGAAGAAGTTCCTCCAGCGTCTGCCCGCGCGCGGCCTCGTGTATATCGACAGCGAGTTGTTTAGCTACACCGCCAAAGATGATCAGGCGTACCAGTTGACGGGCTGCACACGTGCCGCCAAAGACACCTCGATGGCAGCGCACAGCGCTAACGCCACTGTACGCTGGATAGAGCATGAGGTGTATCTCTATTATGGCGACTCCGGACTGAGCGCACCGAGCGTTGATAACAGCTACCAACCTATCCTTGATCTGACGGTATCAGGTAATGCGGATTGGGCATGGACCTCCTTCTCCACTCTGGATCGGCTGCGCACAGGAGGATGGAGCGGCGCAAAAGTGAATGGCGCGGGCGATGACACGGACATCTACACCGGAGATCATGGCGTTGAAGCCGATCCATTTACCGAGTTGGGTATGTCCATCGCCGCCTACCAAAAGCGCGATAGCAAATGGAACAGCGATAAAGGCGATTTGCTGTGGATGATTCACCACCCAGCGGGCGGCACGGCCCTCGCCTTTGGCGGGGAAAAGTATCGCAACTCCGATAGCTGGCCCACCGCAACGATTGATAAGTCGCTCACTGGGCAAAAATGGACGGTCCACGCGACGGAGGCCACGCCCGGCACAGTATCCACCTGGACGCCCTGGATGCAGAGCGGATCACTGTCTGGCACATTCCCCTATCTGCGCTTTCGCTTTCAAGGCGTCGTCAAGGCGGGGGTGAGCTACGAAGCAGATTATGAGGTCAACGGCGGCACGATTAACTGGCACAGCAGCAACGTGCCAACGGTTGTGTTGGGCAGCGAGATTGGCGGCTACCGGCTCAGGGGCACGATTACCTATCAGGAAAGCGGCGAATGGCTGGCAGTTGATACCGTCGTCAATGTGGGCGGCACACTGGAAATTAACTGCGGCGCAAAAACGGTGCAGTATCTGGCAGACAATACCTATCGCCTGGATGCGCTAACGCTATCCACTCTGCGCCGCGATTGGCTGCGTCTGGCCCCTGGCACTTGCACTTTTCGCTACGACGAAACCGCCTTTGCGGGCGGAACCATCGCAACAACATGGCGGGATCGTAACTCATGACCGAGCGCATTCTGATTTACGACCGGCGCGGCCATGCCCTGGCAGAGATTGACTGTCACGCCTCCCGCGCATGGGCGATCAACGATAAGAGTAAGGGCAAGATCATCATTGGTCTGAACGATCCCAAGCATGTCGAGCACGTCTTTCGCTATGGGAATCTTGTGGTCATGAAGCACGCAACGGCGGGCGATTGGGGCGGCGTGATCCGTGCGCCCATCCAGTGGAGCGCGGGCGACAAAGAACTCACGCTCGAATCGGCGGCGAGCCTCCTAGAGGATCGGGTTGCTGCCCACAAGGTTAAGTTTGAGGGCAGCGGCGGCGCGATCTTTTCCAGCCTGATCGATCTCGCCAACGAGCCAGAGGACACGCGCCTGCGAGTGGGTTCCGCTGAAGGCACGGGGCGCTCACTAAAAGAAAAGGTGTATGACGAAACGCTGTACGATGCCCTGGTACGCCTCGGCGAGCGCACCGGTTACGAGTGGCAGTTTGCGCCCGTTGAAGATGCCTTCGGGCAATTGACGTTCGAAGGTCGGTGGGCTGCGCGTTTGGGTGTCTTTACGGGTTTCGGGTTAGCTGAGGGCGAAGGGGGCAATATCGAGCTACCTAAGCGCATTCTGGTTGAGCAGGGGCGTATCGCCAACGACGTGTACGCCTTTGGGTCTAGTGGGGCGGAATCGGAGCGTAAGCGCGCCCGCGCGTTCGACGTGGACAGCATCGCGCTGTATGGCCTCAGACAGGGCATTGCAAAGGCGGGCGGCGACTCGGACGCCAAGGCGAATGTTGAGGTGATGGCAGAAACGGAACTCGTCAACAAGAAAACACTGCTGCGTGTGTTCTCGCCGATTGCTCTCCCGGTGGGTGATACCTTCGCCATGTGCCGGATTGGAAACATCTTGAAGCTGACGTTGACGAGGCAGGGGTGGCGTGGTAGCAGTCCTGGCACAGAAACCTATGTCCGTATCCGGGCCAGAGAGTACGACGATCTGGAAAACAAGATGGCGCTTGTGGTGTACGAGGTAAGCTGATGCCATTTGGAGATCTGGTAGCGAAGTATCTGAGGGAGCGCGACGATCCGTTTATGCGGCTGGCGGCTGTGGAGCGCAAGCTGCGGGGCGAATCGCGCGAGGAGGTTAGCTTAGAAGAACTGGCGAGCCTTACCTCTGCCGCCGGGGTCTTAGAGACCGGGGCCATGCTGAATCTGGCTGGCGGCTATATGCACAGCAATGGCGGCAATTCTCTGGATATTGACAGCAGTACCGCCGAAAACGAATTTTACCGGGTCATTATCCCGGCGGGCTTATTTTCCGCCAACAATTTTATCTTGTGTCGCCAACAGTGGGTCGTGATCAACTCGTCAGGAAGCGGTCGTACTTTCACATGGAGATACAAATTAGGCTCCACCACCATCACGACTGTTGCTGCTACGCTGAGTAGTCAAGCTGCGCTACGGCTGGTGACGTGCTGGTTTCGGATTCGCCGTCGTGATGACGCGGACGATCAGCGCACAGACATCCTGTTTGAGATGTTTCGATCCACGACTCCATCCGGGCATGAATTTATCCACGTTGACGGCGGCACAGCGGCTGAAGATCCGTTTACCGATCTGGCCTTTGTCATCACAGGTCAAATGAGCGCGTCAAGCGTCGCCGTGAGTATGGGGCTGTTTACAGCGGTTACGCTTGGCCCATTCGAGGAACTATGAAACGCATCACCATCCCAGCACCCGCTGCTTATAACATCCACTGGCTTCAGGAGCAGGCTAGAGCGCGCTTCGGTGCGCTGGATCTCAACCAGGTGGGCGATCATCTGGCGATCTATTTCGAAGACGAGCGAGACGGCGGCGAGGAAATACTCACCCAGTTGACCCAAGAATGGCAAGGGCAGGAGTCTCAGCGCGAGCAAATGCAGCGTCAGCGAATCGAGTCGGAAGACCGAATACACAGAACCGACATCGCTGCCATTCGAAGCCGCACAGCAGCAGCAAACAGCGTGCCCGCCCTGCGTGCCGAAGTAGAACGCCTGATTGACTTGGTAGAGGCGCTGATCCATCGATGACTAAGAGTGTCAAGACGCCGCGTGGATTTGACTGGCAGGTCGAAGAGGACGCCGACTCGTGGTGTACTCTCGACCTGCCGGAGACGACTGAGGATGTGAGCGTAACGCGCGGCGCAGTGAGGTGGTGGGACATTGAAGAAGCGGTCAACCTGCCCCTGATGGCGGCCTGGATGTGGGCGTGGTGGGCTGCGCTCATGGGACTGATACGCGGAAGCGAGTAGACGGCGGGAAGGTAGACCGCCGAATCGGAGACAGTATGCCACTTGAAACCATCAACGCACTAGCACAGACGGCAATCGGGTCACTCCTGGTCATTGCCGCTATCGTGTTTGTCTACCGCTTCCCTGAAAACGCGAATGCGGTGCGCGTTCTGGCGGGGGAGATTCGACAGACTGCCGAGGCGGGTGTAGGACGCGTCGAAGGTGCTAACAAGATTTTGGAAGGCACAGTTATGACGCTGATGGAGGCGGTTAAGCTCTTGCAGGAAAGCAATTCCGCCGCCATTGCCAGCCGGGAAAGGATTGAGCATCGCTACGAAGCGGTGCAGGCGGATCTCGCAACAGTCAAGCGCGATTTTGAGCAGCAGCTTGCCGCGAAGGACGCGGAAATTGAATTGCTAAAAGGGCAAATTGTCGCTCTTCGCGAAGCTGATCAGGACAAGAGCAAGACGATTGAGCAGCTTCAGAAGGATCTCAGGGAGGCGCTCAGGGCACGCGACGATCTCAAGGCGCAGATTGGCGACCTCGAAAAGCGCCTTATTGCGCAAGAGGACAAGGGTAGCGGAACAGACGATGAACCTAAGACTCTTGCTGCCTAGTCTACTGACGCTGCTACTGGTCGGTTGTGCGGCCTCGCAGGTGGGCGGTGGGGGTGGCTGCACCTGTGAAGTCGTTATCGTGACGGCGACACCGGTAGGGCTTCCAGCGCGGACGGCGACGGCTGCCCCCGTCCCGGCGAGTGTCACGCCGAGTATCACAGCGAGTGCGACGCCGAGCGCTGCGCCAACCGTGACGCCTACCCCAACAAACACACTACCGCCCACGCCAACAATGCTCCCGCTCATGCCTACGTGGTCGGGGGTGGAGCACAACCCTGAATGCACTCCGGCAACATGGGCTGTACCGATCAAGGGGCTGGATTATGTCTACCGTGATCCCAACTACTCCTACATCAAGCAGAACGTTCGGAGCGGACCAGGGACGCAGTACAGCATCGTAGGTAAATTAGAGCGGGATATTCCACAGCCCGTGCGCTGGATCGCGGGCGCATGGGTGTCCATCACGTTGGATTGTAGCCACTGGTTGTATACGCCGTTAGGGGAACTGCTTCCCCATTCTACTCAATAAGGAGAGTGTCGCTATGGTAACTTGGAAACGTCGTATTGCTTCGCTGTTTTTGGTGCTGATCGCGCTCATGGCCTTCGCCGCCCCGGTGCTGGCTCAGGACGAAGACCCGCCGCCACCCACGCAGGAACCAGAGGGTGAAGGGGTGACGGTGGTGGTCGAGGAAGCGGCTAGCGAAGAGGCTCCGCCAGATGATGAGCCAGTCGGAGTTGATTACTCCCTGGAAGGCGTCGCTGCGTTTATCTTCTTCCTGTGCTCGTTCTTCCCTCTGGTAGGGGGGAGCGTGGGAAGTCTCATCAGTACCCTCGTGAACGGCGCTAAAGCCTTTGGCCTGATTAAGGATAATTGGGCGGCACTCGCATTTACGCTGCTGAACGTGATCGCGCTCGCGGGCCTCTACTTCTTCTTTGGTGTTACTCCGGCAGATGCGCTTCCGGCTGAGTTGGATGAACAGATCAAACTGCTGGTCACAATCCTAACGGCGGGGCTAACCCTCACAGGACAGCTTGGTCTAGGACGGCTCTTTCACGAAAAAGTGATGAAGCCTATCTCGCCATGGTTTAGTCACAGCAGACGCAAGACGGAAACATGGCGGGGAAAAGAGGCTCCCAGCCACACACCGGTCTAGTGACGCTGGGATGGATGCAAGAGACCGACCGAGTAATCGCCGCCGAGATTGCATCGCGTGATGTGCCGGTCGGTCTCGATCCGCGCTTCGTGCAGGAGCACCTTCGGGGTAAGGGTAAAGCGAGGCAGTTGGGGCAGTATCCGGCTACTGGAGAGGATAGCTGATGCTCGGACCACTCAATGGGATGCTGGGACCGCTGGGAAGGGCGCTTAAAAAGCCGTTCATCTTCCTGCTGCGGGATGACTTCACCACCACCGCCTCGGCTCCCCTTGCCTCGCCCCGGACGTGTGAGCCGGGACCGGGGACATTCACGCTCGTCCAGGTCGATGGTCAGTTGAGTACATCCAGTGCAAAGCTGGTTGTCCCGGCTCAATCAACACCGACGTGGAGCGATGAGGGTATCTATACATCTGGCAACGCCTTCACGCGCGCGGCGGGGGTGATGTGCGTTTCTTTGATCCGGTGGAGTGTAAAGGGCGGCGAAGGGTCCATCTTCAGCTTCGGCAATGTAACCGTTCCGGGGAACATTTTTGCCGCCTTAAATGGCGCCTATCAATTTCAGACATCAATCATGCAGCTTTGGCCCACTGGTAGCGCATCCGTCACGGTCTCATTCACGGCTGCAACGAGCACGGATTACTATTTCGCGATTATTCTGCGGGCGAGCGGCTGTCTTTGGCTCGTCAAGGGTGGCATTTTTACTCAGTGGACACTCCTATATGTGACCCATGTGGGCACACAGTCAGGTATCGATGCCTACCTGTTTAATTACAACGACGCGTTTACAGCAGATCTATTCCGAGTGGCAGACTTAAATGCCAACGGACAATCAACATGGGGCGACGATTACGGGATCGCAACAGTGCGCTATGCCGGAACGGTGACGGTCGGGCAGACCTTTACCCATGAGGCAGACTTTAAGCAAGAGTTCACGACAACCGTACTGCCTGGCCTGGGTGGGGATGTGATTGTGAAATTTCGCAAACAGGATGCCAACAATTGCTGGCAACTCCATCATGACGGCAATGGGGCAGTCAAGCTCATTGAGAACGTTGCGGGAAGCTGGACAACCCGCGTGTCAGTAGGCGGAACAACGGGGCGGGTGTGGTTGTCGGCGGCAGGGAGCACAATCCGCATCCATGCACCCAGCCTCACCAGCGTCGCTCATACAGGCGCGACAAACTTTCAAACACAGACCGTAGGTGAGTATGCATCAGCCGGAAACGCTCCGGGGACCATTACAAATTTGGTCATTTGGCCTCATACGCTCTCTGCGGCGCTCTCTGCGGATCTTGATATGGTGGTGGGAACATGACAAAAGCCTACTGGACAATTCGGCAAAACTCCGGGGGAGCGCCTAGCTTGCCCGCGCTAGCAAGTATGTCGTATATCAATCCGTGTGATATATGGATCTTGCCCGCCGGGGCAGGTGCAGCCAATCACATCCACACACTAGCAGGGACGCTCGCGTGGCCGTCCTATCAGGTGGCAAGCAAACACACCCACGCGGTACTCAAAACCCCCTCGGATAATGCAGTACATTTCCATATCCATGAGAGCGAGGCGGCGCACACTCACCCTGACCCGGTATTGGCGTATTTCATGTCCTTCGTGATTTGCTCCGATAGTGACTTTGTAACCCTGCAAGGTGCGCCGCACAACGTTCGGGTGATTGCCCAAGCAACGATTGCTGATGGTCAAGTTGGGGCGCTCGATACAACACCCTGGACAAGCCAAGAGCGCACGCTCTGGGCAAACCAAGCATTGAGTAATCTGGGGATTGCGCTGCCTTCCCAGATTGACCGGGGGGCACGGCTTATCGCTTTGTTTTCTCAGGTGTTCCTGGCGCGCTACGGCAATGACGAGCGGGGACTGAGGGGGTAGAGATGCTTGAGGTAGCAACCCGAACCATCAATTTTTACTTCCATTTCACGGCTTCTAAGGCAGGGAAAACCGGCATCGCAGGGACCACTGTATTTAATGTGGTGCGCATCAGCGATGGCTCTGTGGTGGTGGACGGGACGGCGGTAACTGAGGTGAACGCCACCAAGCTGCCCGGAATCTACAAGGGGTCGTATGCGACCACTGCTGGCGTGGACTCTGATTTTGTGGCGATGGCCCACACCACAGACACGACGGTGGATCAATACGATGTTCCCTCCTTGCAGCAGGTGGGGAAGCCCTGGGTTGAGAACGCGGCCAATGCATTGAAACCCACAACAGCAGGGCACACCCTAGATGTGGCTGTAACGGGCGAAGCCGGGGTGGATTGGTCCAATATCAGGTCACCAACCACCACGCAAAACCTGTCTGGCACAACAGTTAAGGCAGTGACGGATGCTGTGACAGCAGGCACTGTGTCGGATAAGACCGGCTACAGCCTGAGCAGCGCAGGCATTCAAGCGATCTGGGACCGGCTGGTCAGCGCGCTCACCACGCCGGGTAGCATCGGAGCCTGGATTTTGGCCGCGCTGGATGTCACGGTCAGCAGCCGGGCTGAACCGGGCGACGCCATGACCCTGGAAGACGGGTCCATCACCGCCGACACCATCGCGGATGGCGCAATCACCGCCGCGAAGGTGAGTATTGGAGCAGCAGAGGCCATTGGCAATATCGTTGATGGTGTAGATGTGACCGTGATCCGGCGCGATTCTTGGGCGTTTACTATAGCAGTCGGCGATCTGTCGGGCTTCGATGGCCTGTATGTGACAGTCAATGATCCAGAGAGTGCCGAGAATCCGATTGCGCAGTGGTTTATCGACTTGGTTGGGAGCGATCCCGATGGGCTACTCTACATCGACCGCGAAGTAGCCACTTCCAGCGACGGCAGTATCACCGTCAACGATGTACCAACGGGCAATATTACCGTCCGCGCAAAGTCGGCTGTCACAGGAATGGAGAGCGGCGTGTGGGACTACGACGCCAAGGGGTTAGTGTCGGGTGGAGATGACACCACACTGCGCCGCGCGAAGTTTACAATCGCGGATAACGTCACGGAAGAGGTTAGCGCATAAGAACGCACAGGGGATTACACGACGGCCCCTTGGGGGCATCAGGCAATCCCCTGTCTATCCAGGCCCCGACACACCGCCGGGGCCTCTTGCTGGCTACAACTTATCGAAGTTCAGCCCCAGCATCGACAGCACCAGCGGATCGTTGGGATCTTCTCTATCCTCTTCAGGGTTAGCCTCCGCATGATGCCCATTCCCATTGCCGTTGCTTTGCACCACGATCTGCCCGCCCGCCAGCATCTGCGCGATCCGCTCGGCCCCGTCTCGGATCGCA